CACCAACAAAAACATCAAAATCAATCTCGATTATTCAGACTTTACCGGGGGAATCAAAGAGTGTAATCAGCAGATGGCTCTTTTGACGCAGTCTTGTAAGACGCAGCAGGCACAGCTCGGAAACAATGCGAGTCAAGTGGATAAGCTGACCATTCAGCAGCAGACGTTGACGCAGAAACTTCAGGTGCAGCTTCAGATCGTGGAACAAGCGGCTCAAAAGCTGAAAGCATTGGCTGAAAGCGAGTCTTCAACTGCCGATCAGGTTGACAAGGCTCACATTGCGTTCTTGAAACAGGAAGAGATTCTGAACAATCTGAAAAATGAGCTAGACCAGACCACGAGTGAGTTGCAGCAGGCGGCTGCGGAAGAAAAGGCAACGGGCGAAGCATCCACGAAGGCCGCACAGGGAGTGAACGAATTTGCAACATCGTTTGCATCGACCATTGCTGTTGCCACATCCCTTGTTTCTGCGCTTCAGCAAGTTGGTGGCGCTATTATGGATGTTGCTACAAAATCGACACAGTGGGCCGATGATCTTCAGTCAACTTCTGAAATTATCGGTGTCAGCACGGAAACATTGCAGAAGTGGAGCTATGCTGCGGAGTTTGTAGACACTTCTGTTGAGTCCATTCAGGGCGCAATGACGAAGCTCAAAAGAAACATGGACGATGCGCAGGAAGGCTCTCGGACTGCTCAGGCGGCATTTCGCGAGCTTGGTGTATCTGTGACGGATTCGAGCGGACATTTGAGAAATGCAGAAACAGTGTTCTATGAAGTAATTGATGCACTTGGTTCAATGGATAACGCAACTGAACGTGATGCAGCATCAATGGAAGTATTCGGAAAAAGCGCAACAGAGCTGAACAATCTCATTGAAGCCGGGAGCGGTGCTCTTCAGTCATACGGAGAGGAAGCGGAAGGTCTTGGAATAATAATGGACACAAATACTGTTGCGGCACTTGCGTCAATGAACAACAGTTTTGATCGTTTGGATGCTGTAATGGAAGCGGCACAGGCACGTTTGAGTGCTGAATTTGCTCCGGCAGTTGCTATTGTGGTTGAAAGAATCTCTCAGCTCGATCCGGCTGTTTTGGAAGTAGTTGCAGGGATCGGCGCTCTTTTCTCGGTTGCATCGTCATTGGCTCCGGTATTGCAAGCAATAGCTAGTGTTACTGCATTGAGTACGGTTGCAAAGGTGGCAAATGCGGGCGCGACACAAGTTCAGACTATGGCAGAGACAGGACTTGGCGCTGCGGCAATGGCAACCAATACAGCAATGCTTCCGCAGATCCTGATTGCGCTCATGCTGACAGCGGCTCTCACGGGGCTAATTTTGCTGATAAAAGAGTTGATCGAAGCATTTACTCTTGAAGCTGATGCGGCTGATGAAGCGGCAGAAGCAACAAATCGGTTCACATCTTCTGCGCAGGGGGCAAAGGACGAAACGTCTGGCGGACAGCAGAGCGAACATCATGCTCTTGGTGGCTACACCAGAAGCAGAGGTGTGTGGGTTGGTGAACAGGGCGCTGAATTTGTAGAATTGCCTGTTGGAAGCTATGTTCACAATTCAACCGATTCCAGAAACTTCAGCAAGAGTACGAATGTATTCAATGTGACAATAGATGCAAAGAACGTAAGCGATTTTAACAAGGTCGTGAAAGTATTTGACGGTCTGTCTCAAAGCATGAGCAGAGGGGGATATGTAAATGGCTGAGCATTCCATACAAGTTTATGCGATACAATCGAGCGGTGAGTATTATCGGAAAAGATGGAAAAGCAGTATTGCTGATACAACACAGACACAGGATGCAACATTTACATTCAATTTACCTGATCTGACAGGAGCGACAATCAAAAGTGTTTCTGTGACGGGATCTGCGAGCGCTCAAAGGGATGGAACATACGGAAATTTTGTCTTCAAGTTTGCCGGGACCACATTGGGGCAATGGGTTGATTCTCAGTTTGCTACAAGAACGGCATCAGGATTGTCGATAGAGGGATCATCCGGGAAAACAGTCGAGTTGGCATGTAATCATTCCGATGTTGACCATTGGGGCTCAATATCGTCAGATTATCGGACATCATTTACGGGCGCAGTTTTATCCAACATGAGAATCACTGTTGTATTTGATGGTGAGCTCACAGAAACAACTATTGCTCCTTTGTCCGGTTCTTCCATTTCAAGCAGTCAGCCGACAGAATTCTCGTGGAATCTTGCAAGCTATTCTGAGGTTGTATCACAAAGTCTGTTTTGGAAGAAATCGACCGATGTAAATTATACGGAAATAAGTCTTGCGGTTGACCAGACATCATATACGTTCCCCGGTGGAACATTTGACAACGGAACGATTCAGTGGTACGTCAGCGCGGAAGACGTTGACGGGAATGTTGTTGATTCCGGTGTTGAAACTGTTGATGTCGGTATTGTACCGTCTGTCGAGATAGCATACCCGATTGGGGTGAATATCAAAAGTTCAAACATTCAGATATTCACTTGGGAAATGCACGAAGACGTTCCGACCGGACAGTATTCCTATGAAATTCAGTATAAAGAATCTGAAGATGCCGATTGGACGGTTGTCACGGGCACATCAAGTAATCAATATCACTCGTTTGCGGCAGATACGTTCTCGGCAGGGGATTATCAGTGGAAGCTGAAAGTCACAAACAATGACGGACTGTCTTCGGAATATGTAAATTCGACATTCACTGCTATCGGCGCGACAGATGCGCCGGTCATTACAAGTGTTACAAACTCGTCCATTCCGACAATCACATGGACGGTCACGAGTCAGGACACGTTTGAGGTCGAGATATACAAGGGCCAAGAGCGGATATACACGAGCGGTGTTCAGGTCGGCTATGATGTGCGGTCCTTTACTCCCAACATTATGTTGGATGATGGAAACTACATCATCAAGATGAGGGCCATGAATCAGTACGGTTTCTTCACTCCTTGGCTCGATTATTCGTTTGTTTTAGATCCTGAGCATCCTGATGCGCTCACATGCTATGCCTATGCGAACGATCATCACGGTGTAACGATTGCGAGATCTCTTGAGCTCGATCCGGTCACACCAGATACTCCGGGTGAACCGTCAGACGTTCCTGATGCTCACTATGTGATCCGCAGGGTTCATGGCGAGACAACGTGGAAGATCATCGGGAAGCTCGACATTCTGGATGAATCTGTGAAGTTTGAGGACAACACGGTTCTTCCAAACGTGGCTTATGACTATGCGATCAGAAACTATGAGTCTGGCGCAGGCTTTACGGACTCCAATGTGGTCACAATCACGATCAGCTTTCAGGAATACATTTTGTCATCCATGGCGGATGGGAGCAAGTTCGTCCTGTTCTATCGGACGGAAGATCAGCAGTTTGATATGTCGCACGGTTCTTCCAAGAATCAGTCCTATTCGTACATGATCGGCAGAAAATATCCGGTCAGAGAGTCATCCGAATGGCTCGCTCACAATGATTCGTTCTCATGTTTCGTCAGCTTTGAGGAATATGAGCGGCTGCTTGAGTTCTATTCCGGGAACGATGACTTGTGGTTCCGGGGGAAGAATTTCTCGTATCAGTGCTCAATAGACGAGCTGTCGATCAAGGATGCGCTGCTCGGAGACGGTTACACTCTCGGAATTAGTGTGTCGAGAACGGATGAAGAAGAATTGAGGTTGTTTTAAGTGAATTCAATCAACTTTGCTCAGGACATATACACACATGACGAAGTGATGCGTATGCTCACACGAGACAGAGAAGTGAGATACGAGTACATCATCAGAAATACACAGAATCAGACGATTGGGAGCTTGTCGAATGCGACAGGCTCTATTTCGTTTGACTCTTCACGGGAGATCATGCGCACATGCGACATTACTGCGAAGAGATCCGAGATGCTTCAGCTCACGTCCGTTGACAACAGAATTGTACCGTATTTCTGTATTCTGGCTCCGAATGGTCATTGGCTGAAATATCCGCTCGGAGTGTTTATCATCAATCCGTCAGCGGTTCTAAACAACAAATCGGTGTTCATAGATGTTGAAGGCTACGATCTGGCACAGATTGCGTCTGATGCGAAACTTGAAGATTCCGTGTTCTATGGAGAAGGAGCGGTCTATACTTCATCCATTTCCAACCGGATCGGACAAATCTACGAGAATTATGACGTTGTTGCAGATCCGAGTCTCACAAACCCTGCTGACGTTGAGTATGAGATTGGGGAGAGTGAGATTTCTGTCATAAACAGTATGCTTGAAGCGATCAACTACTATCCGCTCTATTTTGACGAGAACGGGGTTGCACACGGAGAGCCATACATCTTCCCGGAAGACAGACTTGTCGAGATCGAATACTCGGCAGACAACAAGTCCGTAATATTTGACGGAGTGACGCAGGCTTCCAATTTGTTCGAGATCCCGAACAGATTCATCAGATACACAGACGATTCAGACCATGAGCCGCTTCGGAGTGTGGTTACCGTGACAGATCCGTCTATTCCTTCAAGCACAACAAGACGCGGAAGGATCATCACGAATGTCGAATCCGTGGATGATGTGGCAACACAGACCACTCTGGACAATCTGACAAGAAGAGCTGCTATTGCGGCAAGTCAGCACACAGACACACTTGAATTCTCGACCGTGAATATGCCGGGGCACGGATATAAGACGTGCTTGCAGTTCAGGTGTGAGGACATGGGTGTTGATGGAAAGTTCGTGGAAACTGCATGGGATATGGACTTGTCTCCGGGTGGAAGAATGCAGCATAAGTGTGAAAAGGCGGTGACAATATGATTACAGCCAATGAATTTGCCAATGAATTGCAAAAGCCGGCTCCTGAATCCGCATCTTTTCGCATGGCAACCGTGACAGAGATCGACAACGGAGAAGTGTTTTTGACGTTTTACGGAGAGTTGACGCAGAGGGAAAAGAGCTACAAGCGGCTATCTTCCTATACTCCGGCGGTGAATGACACTGTGATCTGCGCGAAACTGAACAACACATACACTATTTTAGGGAGAGTTGTATAATGGCAAACCAATATTATGATGTGAGAGTTGATGTTGCGAAATCGGACGTATTTGATTCGGGCCTGCGTTTCACGCAGGGTGACAGCAAGGTCATCTTCCTTCGGATCGCTGTCATGAACAACGGAGCGAAGTTTGACGCATCCAACACCACTCCGAGTGTCAATTTTGTGAAGCCGGATGGAACGTATGTTGTCGGCACTCCGGTTGAATCAGATGATGTTTGGGTTTATCAGTTTGTTGGAAACGAGCTTCAGGCAGCAGGCAAGGTTCTGTGCGATATCAAGTTCACATACTCTTCTGGAAGAATTTCTTCCGGCAAGTTCGCATTCTTTGTTGAAAAAGACACAACAATTCCGGGCGCTGCGGCAAGTCAAAACTACATCATCCCGATGGATCAGGCGCTCGCTGAAATGATGAATTATAAGAATCTCGGCAAATCTGTGGCTGAAGCGGCAGAAGAATCAGCTTCTGCGGCAGCGGATTCGGCGGCAGCGGCGAAAGAGTCCGAAGAGAGCGCAGCAGCCATTGTTGGAATTGGCATTGCTACAACAACCACTGCCGGTATTGTAAAGCCGGACGGAACAACAATCACGGTCGCTAGTGATGGAACAATCAGTGCCGAAGGCGGTGCCGCTCAGGTACAGAGCGATTGGAACCAGACGGACACAGACGAACCGGACTACATTAAGAACAAACCGACCATTCCGGCGGCACAGATCCAAAGCGATTGGAACCAGAGCGACGATTCCCAAAAAGACTTCATTAAGAATAAGCCGACCATCCCTGCTGCGCAGATCCAGAGCGATTGGAGCCAATCGAACACTTCTGCCAAGGATTATATCAAGAACAAGCCGGCTGTTCCGTATAAAACAGCAGCAGTTTCCGCGGCTCAGGGCGCAACAAGTGTGACGATCTCGGATGCGAAAATCACAACAACATCCGTCATCGATATTTACGCGCAGAACACGAGCGGTGATGAAGTACATTATTTGACCAAAACCTTGTCGAGCGGTCAGCTTGTCCTGACTTTTGACGCATTGGCTGAAGCGACATCGTTTATTTTGGTAATTATGTAGGAAGGGAGCAAACATGAGCGGATATTTTCGTGTTACGCAGAAACAGAGCGGCGGTGGCGGCGGTGGCGCAACCATAACAGTTTCATATAGTTCTGCATATTACAGCAAAACCATCACTTGTTCTGACGGAACAACCACATATACTGCGACAACCACGAGCAGTGGCAGCACAACATTCAATGTGAATGCGGAAGGAACATGGACAATCACATGTAATGGGAAAACCACATCTGTTGATGTTGTTCTTGAATATGAAGCATCAATGACACCAGAAGGATCGACAGTTCTTCCGACAGATGATATCCAAACTTGGCTCGCATGTGCAGGGATTACGGACAAATCGTATACAACACTTGCCGAGGTCTTGGCAGACAGCACAACACTGTTGGCACTTATGTCGGACAATAATGCTGTTGATTATCTGGTCAGGTCCAAGACGTGGATCAAAAGCGAACCACTAGTTCCAACTCTTACGGCAGATGATGGGAACACTTTTTCTAGTACGCCTTATGGCGCGACATATCCTGCGTGGAAAGCATTTGATGGTGATTTAAGCACGTCATACATTTCACAGGCGACGCAACCAACATTTGTTCACATTGGATATAATTTTGGTTCTCCCAAAAGCGTTGGTATAGTTAAGACATCTTTAAGACAGGATTTACCATCAGAATTTACTGTGCAAGGTTCAAATGATGGGTTTGTTTCAGATATTCACAATTTGACAGACACAATTCCTGTTTCAGCAAGCGCAGGAATGGTTTCTGTCAGCGTTGACGATTCTGCTCAATATGCGTCATACAGAATATATGGAAGATGTACACAGACAACAAGTAACTATTCTTTCCAAGTAAATGAATTGCAGTTTTATACTCCCGCTGGCATTACTGACGATGCACTCGCAATGACGTATGTCGGCGCAAATAACTATTGCGCTGATACATTGCTCGCTGATCCTGATTGGTGCGATGGAATATGCGACAGTCAATACATCGAAAGTGTGCTAAACGTAAAAGTTCCGACAATGACAAGTGCAACCGCTCCAAGCGGAGAGGTCTTCGCTTCTTCTTATTATGATACTGGACATACAGGCTTTAAGGCTTTTGACGGGAATGAATCTTCTAGTTGGTCTTCTGCAAGTGCCGCAAATGGGTGGGATGCTTATGATTTTGGAAGTCAAAAGAAGATATATGCTGCTAAAGTTCTTAATTATCATTCAACCAGCGT